TATTGCCATTGCCAATGCCTCCTCCATGTTTGACCCTCACGGAATCTTCTGCGAGCCTCGCATGGGGTGGGGGAGTATCCATGATGGTGACGAGCATTGGGAAACAAAAAGCGGTGTGTGCGTGAGGTTTGATGGGCTTAAGAGTCCAAACGTAAAGGCAGGGAGGGTTGTTTATCCTTATCTTTTCTCTCAAGACAACGTGGACATAATCAAAAAGAACTTTGGCGAGGGAAGCCTTGAATGGAACTCTTATTGCAGAGGAATGTGGAACCGATCTGGTGCAAGGAATACCATTCTTGACTCAGCAATGATTGCAGACGGACAGGCAAGGGAGAAGGTGATCTGGGCTGGTGGAGGAATTAAGACCATCGCAGGGCTTGATCCAGCGTTTACCACAGAAGGGGATGATTGCATATTACGATTTGCTAAAGTGGGCAATGCTTCCGATGGGAGTATCATGCTTGACCTGACCGAAGTGGTTAAGCTTAACCTCATGGAAGATCCTAATTATCCCTTGTTCTACCAAGTTGCTGATCTCACGATTGAGGAGCTTAAAAAGCGCAACGTGCAACCAGAAGATTTTGCACTTGACTCTACTGGTGCCGGTGCTGGAATAGCTGATATTATCAGCCAAAGATGGCAGTCGGGATTTGTGAGGGTTGGGTTTGGGGGATCTGCCACAGATGCCGCAGTGAGCGTGGAAGACCCACGCCCTGCAAAACAAATCTACGCCAATAGGGTGACGCAACTTTGGAGCCAGATTAAAGTGGTTATCATGGCTGGAAGGATGCGTGGATTGGATGATGAAACAGCCAGAGAACTATGCGCCAGAATATATTCCTTGAAGAATGAAAAGACGCTTTTGGAGAGCAAGAAGGAACTGAAGAAAAGAACCAAAGGCGGCTCTCCAGATAGAGCTGATGCCCTTGCGCTGATCGTGGAGCTGTTTGTGAATCAGAACGGATTGGGAAATGCAACGGCAAGTCAATCACAAAATTCTGAAGATTGGGATCAATATGTTCTTGACCACGAATTTGAGTCTGACTATCGGTAGGGCATGGAAAAACAAAAACTGGTGCGTAATGCGCCTCATCAAAAATACCATCTAAATGATGGAACTCAGGTGCCCGGAGGAAGCACGATAAGCAAGATAGGGGACTCCGTAGATGGCCTCATCTATTGGGCTTGGGATCTAGGCAAGAAAGGGAAAGACTACCGCAAGGTTAGCCAAGAGGCTTGTGATGTGGGTACGCTTGCTCACTTCATGATTGAATCCCTGCTAAACGGATTTGTTTGCGACTTGTCCGACTATGAACAAGACCTCATTGACAAAGCTCTTGTCAGCTACAACAAGTTTGCAGATTGGTGGGAGACTCAAGATTTGGAGAAGGTTGCGACTGAAGTGCAACTTGTAAGCGAGACTAACAAGTTCGGAGGAACCATTGATTTGATTGCCAAGCGTCCTAATGGCGACCACGTTCTCATTGACTTTAAGACCAGTAAAAAGATCAGTGATTCTTATTGGAGGCAATGCGCTGGTTATGCCGCATTGTGGGATGAGAACTCTGAATTTAAGGCGACTTACCGAATCAAAGATCATGCCATCGTTAGGATCGGCAAGCTTGACGAGGGTGATTTTGAGGTGGTTTGGAATCCAGACTTGATGAAGGCTTGGAATGTGTTCAAGCATCAGATAGCCCTTTATTGGGCAATTGATTCCGCCAAGCCTGAGAAGAAGCCACGCAAGAAAAAAGCATGACATGCCCTAAATGCAATGGGAATGGGTGGTACTTGTATAGCGAGGATCACTGCACTGTCTGCGATGCGTGTTGCAAGCACGATCAGGGATGGTGGGATTTGTCAAAAGAATTCCACGGAAGCAATTATATTGACAATGCCGATAATGGGTGTTGTCTAGCGGGATGCGGAACAATGCGGAGAGACACAAAACAACCAACACCACAACCATGACATCCAAATCAACCACGCCATATTCAGAACAAGCAGAGAAGGCATTCCTTTCCTGCGTCCTACAGCAATCCTCCATTCTTAACGAGGCTTGCGACTACGCCTCATCCAAGCTCTTCTTCCATCCAACTCACAAGCGCATATTTGATGCGGTGCTAGAGCTGTGGAAGATGGGCAAAGACTGCGATCTTGTCACAGTCACCGACCATATGAATAATAATGGGACGCTGGAGGAGTCTGGAGGCCCAGCATTCATCACGGAATGTTTTGTTGCCCCAGCCCTAACTTCTAATTGGAGGGAGTATCTGGAAATCCTGAGAACCAAGCATACGGCCCGCCTAGCCATCGGTGCCGCCGAGAAGATCATTCTACTTGCTCAGACTCCATGCGAGGCAGGAGAGCTATCTGAGGTCGTGCAAAAGGCCCTTGTGAGTGTGGCGGCAGATGCCGAGAGCAGGGGTAGGATTGAATCTCTCAAGGAGGTGGCATTGAATCGTGTCAGCGACTATGAAGACATCTATAAGAACCGAGGCAAGCTCATCGGAACCACGACAGGGTTTCAGCAGTTGGATGACATCACTGGAGGCTTCCGCAAGGGGCAAGTGATTGTGATAGGTGCCGCAACCAAGGGTGGCAAAACTTCTATGGCAGTAAATATGGCATCTCGCATTGCAAATGCTGGAGAGCCAGTTGGGGTGATCAGCTTGGAGATGAGCGCAGGGGAACTGTTTGATCGTTTTGTGGCATCATACGGAGGGGTTGATATATCAGTTCTTTCCAAGGAGCCGACCAAGAGGGACATTGACGCAATTAGTCGTGCCGCCACGCAAGCCTCCCTGCTTCCAGTATTTATACGAGATGAGGGCAACGTGAATCCCCTTCAGCTACGAGCCGCAATGCGGCGCATGTGTGCCGTCCACAAGTGCCGAGTGGTGGTCGTGGACTATATCCAGCTCCTATCACCTACTGACCGCAAGGAGAGCCGTGAACAGCAAGTTGCTGAAACATCAAGGACGCTGAAACAGCTTGCCAAGGAGCTTGGCATCACCATCATCGCCCTGACCCAGCTTAATGCAGATGGTGCAAGCCGAGAGTCAAGAGCAATCGAACATGATTGTGATTTATTTTTAGTCATTGAGCGTGATGACAAGGGCAATTATTATTTAAATATAAAGCTTGCCCGATCATGTGGAAGGGCTAGTATTCCATTAGATTTCCGTGAGAGCCACATGTGCTTCACAGAAAAGTAGCAGAAACCAAACAACCAAAAAAATGAAAGAAACAATTATTGAGGCATTTAGTAATGCCATCATGAGCGCAGACGAAGCAGTGGTGAACGAAGTCAAGGAGCTTTGCATCAAGCTTGGTTTTATCAAGGAAGAGACAGTCGTGGCTACTGATGCCGCCATTGTCACCGAAGAAAACGCACCATCCGTGGACGCAACCCCATCCGCTTCTTAATATGGCTCAGTACGACAACACAAATAGTGGGGCCGCCTTCCGCAAGGAAAACGCCAACCCTAAGGCTCCTCAGTTCGCTGGCCCTCTCAACGTGGACGGCAAGGAATATGAGATTGCGATTTGGGAGAAGACCAGCAAGGCAGGATCTCCATGGCTTTCCCTCAAGGTCGGGAAGCCTCGTGAGAAGAAGGCTTTCAAACCTAAACCTTCCTACGACGAGGACGTAAACTTCTAGTTTCGGCATGTGGTGTGCTGGTTGCGGCCCTTCTCTCGAATTTCTGACCGAGGGGAGGGCTAAACCAAGCCTCCAACCAAAAACACTTATGACACCATTCATCATCACAATCGGAATCATCGGAACCATCGGAGCATACATTCTTGGGCTTTGGCTTTACGGAAAGCAAGTAGAGCAGAGCGTTCTGGAATACTTGGCTCGCAAATGGAGGGATGACAAGCAGGGCTTTGAGCTTTGGATTTACAACCTATCCATCAAAGTCACTAAGAAAGAAATCGCAAAATCGGAGCAAGACGTATGATCGACGACATTCACATTGAAGATTTTGAGCTTAGGCTTAAGAAGGTGGAAGATAAGATCATCGACCAAGAGGCAGAGATATGGGGGCTTGTACACACCCTTAAAGATCTCCGAAAAATGAACTCACTCGGAAAAACTAAAGAAATTGCAGACGAAATAGAATTGATAATGAAACGACACACCCTATGAAAAACAATAGCCAGAACTTTAAAATACTTAATCACATGATTAACCGGCGCAGTATCACGCCTATGGAGGCACTTAACAAGTATGGATGCTTCCGTTTGGCATCAAGAATCCACGACCTCTCAGGATTGGGCTTGGAAATTAATCGCAAGATGGTCACTAAAAACAACAAAAAATACGCTGAGTATAGCCTTAACTAATATGAGCATTATTATTCCCGCTGGAATTGACCAGACAGACATTCGAGTTCCATTGCAGTTCCCTCTTCGTGCAGACGTAGATACTGTTTTGGATTACAACGGGCGAGTCGTCATGACAATGGACAACGCAATTGACATTAAGGAAAGCCTTAAGTTTGCAAAACTATTTGCCAAAGCACCTACTATGTGGGAACTGCTTGGTGATATGTACCTAACTCTTGCCATGCTTGCTAAAACCAATGGGTTGAATCATGGCGAGCCTGACGAGGAGGAGAAAGATAAATGTCTTCTTTGCCGAGCCGAAGCAATTTTACATTCGATCTCATGATCGAAATGAGCCGTAAGATGAACGGCAAGCCAATCACTTCACGCCCCTCGGAAGAGGGGCATGGAGGTTCTGATATGGGCCTATGTATTGGCATGCGTAGGGGCATAGAGAACTTCTGGAAGAAGAGGGGCTTAAGTGGTGCCGCCGATTACAGCTCTTATTCAAAACCAGTTAAAAAAAAGGACAAACAAAAATGACAACCAGAACAATCTGCGGCCCAGACTGCCGATGCCACAAACATACCGCCACACCACGCACAGATGAGCAAATCTGGACAACCGAATTTGACCACAAACCCTGTGATGTCGTAGATATGCCCTTTGCAAGAGAATTGGAGCGAGAACTAGCCGCATCAAAGGCCGAGATTAAAGAACTAAAGGAAAGTGCGGAAAGGATAGGCACAAACCGATACGAACAACTGAAGAAAGCAGAGGCCGAGGTCGCCTTCTGGAAAAGCAAGGCATACGAA